CCGACCGGAAGGTGCGCGAGCTCATCGAGCAGGCGCGGCGCTATGGGTGCATCATCATCAACGCCCAGGACGGGCGCGGCTATTACCAGAGCGATGACCCCGATGACTGGGAGAAGCAGTACAGGCAGGATACCAACCGTGCGCTGAGCGTGCTCTCCAGACGCAAATATCTCCGCCAGCGGCTCAGAGCCGTGGGCAGAGACGTGAAATGACAACAATTTGAAGGGAGATATAAACATGAAGAAAATTGCTTTGACTGGGGTGCCCAATGGCGGACGCTTTACCTTCGGCGGCGTGGAGTTCGTAAAGCTGGACGGAGCGGAAGACCGGTGCTTTGTGCTGACGGCTGACGTGGTGCAGAAGAACGTGCCCTTTGAACACGAGGACGCGGAGCGCGAAGACCACAACAACTACGTGGGCAGTCACATCGGGAAGTTCCTGGGCGAGTGGCTGGAGTGCAACGAGGATTTGGACGAGGCCGCGCTGCCCTATGACATCGACCTCACCACAATGGACGGCATGAAGGACTACGGCACACCCACGGTCCGCGTGGGTCTGCTGACCATCGACGAATACCGCAAGTACCGCGAGCACATCCCCTTGGCATCCGACTGGTGGTGGCTGGCTACCGGATGGACGACCGCCAGCTCCCCGAACTCGAATGCCAACTACGCCTATTACGTCCTCACTGGCGGCGCGCTGTCCTACAACTACGTGTGCTACGCTTACTTCGCGGCTCGGCCCGCTTTGTATCTGAAATCTTCTATCCTTGTCTCTATCGAGGGAGAGGAAGATGAGGAGGAGCTGACCCCGGAGCAGAAGGAAATGGCGCTCTACGAGAAGGCGGTAGAGAAATTCGGCGCGAAGGCGCAGGTCATCGTCGCTATCGAGGAGATGAGCGAGCTGACAAAGGCGCTGACCAAGTGGCTGCGGCATCTGGACTTTGGGCAGGGCGACAAGGAGGAAGTGCTCCGCGCCATCGACGAGGAACGTGCCGACGTGAGCATCATGCTCAACCAGTTGGAGGTCATCTTTGGCGGCAACGCCGACGCGGAGTGCGCCAAGCTGGAGCACCTGGAGGAGCTGGTGAGCCGTGTTTGACGTGCCAGACCACCCGGTCATCCGCAATATGGAGCGGACCGGCTACCCCGACGGGAAAGAACCGAAGTATCCCCTCTGCCCCATCTGTGGGGCAGAGACGGATACCTTCTACCGCAACAAAGACCTGGACATCATCGGCTGCGACGAGTGCGTATCGACGGTAGATGCCTGGGACCATTATGACTTTGATGAAGGAGTGGCAGTATGAGTTATGAAAACAACGAGCTCGTAGTGGTGCAGGACAGCCAGAACGAGCTGATGAGCCTGGACTATGACAACATCCTCCAGGTGGCAGAACGCGCCGACAAAATGGTCACGGCGCTCAACAAAATCATGGCGGCGGCTATCCGCATCACCACGGAGCGAGACTGGTGCATCATCGGCGGCAGTCCCTACCTCCAGGAGAGTGGAGCCACGAAGGTGGCGCGACTGTTCGGCATCGGCTGGCAGATACTCGACCAGAGAGCTGAGTATGACAGCGAGGGCTACCCCACCTACAACTACCGCATGGCGTTCACGATGGGCGGCGCTCGCATCGAGTGCGAGGGCAGCAGAAGTGCCAGAGATGAGTTCTTCGCAGGCAAGCGCACCGACCGCAACGGCAACGCCGTGAAGCAGAAGTCCCCCGACGAGGTGGACATCCGAGACGTGAAGCAGGCGGCATACACCAACTGTCTGAACAACGGCATCAAGCGCATCCTGCCCGGTCTTCGCAATCTGGACGTTTCGGCGCTGGAGGCGGCAGGCATGGACGGAAACAAGCTGAGAGGCTACACCTTCAAGGAGGGCACCAAGGGCGGCACCAACCGAAGCAAGCCCACGGAGAGCGGCATCGTGTGCGCCGACTGCGGCACCGCCATCACCCAGAACGTCGCCTCCTTCTCCCAGGGCAAGTATGGCAGACCTCTGTGCATGAAGTGCCAGAAGACCGCAGGGAGTGCACCCCCTCCCAGAGAGGAAGACGAGGGCAGACTGCCGTGGGATGACCGCGACGCACCGCCGGAGAGGAGCTAAGCCGATATGCTGACTGCATCTTACATCGACGAGCGCGTGAGAGAGTTCGTGCGCTCCGAAATCAAAGTGTACCCCTGCAACAACCTCCGCGCATCCAACATCGGGCACCCCTGCGAGAGATACCTGTACCTGCTCATCCGCCACTGGGATGAGCAGGAGCCCCACGACGAGGGCTTGCAAAATATCTTCGACCTGGGCAACAGCGTGGAGGAGTACACTATCCGCAAACTCAAGGACGCAGGGCTGGAGGTCATCACCCCGACCGTGCGCTCCTGGAAGGTAGAGAACCCCCTCATCACCGGGCGCGAGGACATCCGCATCAAAGACCCGGAGGACGGACAGCTCTACCCTGCGGAAATCAAGGGTCTGTCCCCTCACGAGTGGGAGAGGCTGAACAGCGTGGAGGACTTCTACAACAGCAAGCGCCACTACGTGAGAGCCTACCCCTCCCAGCTCCTGGTCTACTGCTGGAAATTCGAGAAGGAAAAGGGCTTTTTCATTCTGACCAACAAGCTGACGGGGCAGCTCAAAATCATCGAGGTGCCTTTCGACTGGGCGAGAGCTGACGCCCTGCTGAAAAAGGGCGAGCGCGTATATGAGGCGCTGGAGGATACCAGCGGCAAGACTCTTCCGGCGGCGTGCGAGGACATCACGGTGTGCGAGAGCTGCTCCCTGCGGCACATCTGCACCGCGCCCCACGAGAGACCGGAGGCGGACATCGACGATGGCGAGTTGGAGTCCATCATCGACCGGAAGAACGAGTTGAAACCTGCCTATGACGCCTACAAGGAGGCAGACGATGCCCTCAAGCGGTGCCTGGGCGCACGGGAGAAGGTCATCGCAGGCAAGTATCTGGTGACAGTCAAGACCATCAGCAAGCAGGAATACGTGGTGAAGGCGAGACAGGAGCGCAGAGTCTCTATCTCTCGCCTCTGAGGAGAACAACATGGGAAACCGCATGATAAAAGAGACCATCCGCACAAGCCGGTCGGTCGGAGACATGACGGATTTTCAGTTTCGGACCTGGGTGTACCTCATCACCTACGTGGATGACTACGGCAGAGGAAGTGCAGACCCGGAGCTTTTGAAGGGGCTGGTATTCACGCGGCGCAAGGGCGTGACGGAAGCGACTATCGAGAAGACGCTCTCAGATTTAGCGAACATGGGCTCCATTCGCCTCTACGAAGTAGACGGCGAGCGGTACTTCTGTTTTCCGAACTGGAGCGAGCATCAGAGAGTCCAGCAGAAACGCTCTAAATACCCGGAGCCTCCTGCCTTTGACGGCAATTCACAAAAATCCACGGTGGGTCACGGTGAGCCACCGTCTGAACCAGAAACCGAACCAGAAGAAGAAACCAAAACCGAAGACGAAGGGGAAGAAGAATATTGCGCCGAGCACGGCTGCGCCGACTCCGCGCCCCCTGTCATCGCCCTGCCCCTCAACGACAAGACGGAGTATCTTGTGACAGACGGGGATTTGAACGAGTGGCAGTCTCTCTACCCTGCTGTTGACGTGATGCAGGAGCTCCGCAATATGCGAGGCTGGCTTCTGAGCAACCCTGCCAAGCGGAAGACACGGAACGGCATCAAGCGCTTTGTGAACTCCTGGCTTGCCAGAGAGCAGAACAAGGGCGGAAGCGCCCCGGCTCCCCAGCGGCAGAGCCGCGGCAACGGTCGCAGAGACCCAATGGATGAGCTGAGTGCCCTGCACCAGCAGTTTGCGCAGGAGGAGGGCTACTGATGACCAAGACGGAGATGACAGAGCTCTTTGCTGTGATGAGCCTTGCATGGCCCAACGCCGAGATGTTCAAGAACGGCGTGGGCAAGCTGGGACCGACGATAGCGCTCTGGACAGCCTGCCTTGCAGACCTGGACTACGCCACGGCGCAGAAGGCGATGGTAAAGCTATGTAGGGAGTGCAAATTCCCTCCTGCCATCGCCGAGCTGCGCGAGGCGGCTGAGAGGGTGAATGCCGAGATAGAGGGCGAAGTCCACACTGCCTATCTCTACGCGAGAAACTGCGTAATGCTGGCGGAGCAACGGGGAGAGACGCTGGAGCAGGTGTACCGCGAGCTCCCCCCCAGGAGCCGCAAGGTCATCAACGCGCTGGGCGGCATGGAAGCCTTCGCCCCGTCCGGCAAGCCGATGTACAATATGCACGGCTTTACGGAAACATACGAGCGGATGCTG